TTACCATTAGCAAGCTCATCTGAGTTACCAGTTACAGTTGTATAAGAAGTTGTGGCAGCACCATAAGTACCTGATTGTGAAGCGTTTGCTTTAATAAGAGCCACTTTAAAAGTATTTCCAGAACTGTTTGTAAAGTTATGGACAGCTTTTAAAATTTCAACCTTAAAACTAGTTGCTATTGCTGATGTAATTGCCATTTAGATTCTCCTTTTAGTATCTATTTTTTGTTGTTCTTTGTAGTTCGTTTAATTCTCCCTGCATTAGAGTAGAATTCCGCATTCTTACTTGCTCTTCAGAAGCTAGTGTTTGGGCAGCTCTTTCGTATAATTGCTGCCATCTTTGCATTTGCCCTTGATCAACTTTCATAAAGTTACCTGACTCCAACAAGCAAGCGTATAGTAAAGCATCACCACAATAATCACCTAAATAGGTATTTGTTTGTGACGATGATAGACCTGTTGGTTGTATATTATAACTGATCTCTAACGTTTTGTCAACCGATGGAGTTGGTGCAAATAAGAAATTCATGTGCCTATTAGAAGACGTATAGCTTTTGTTAGTCTTGCTAAAGGCGTAATAAGCTGGATCGTCCCCTGATGTGGTAGCGGGGGCACGCCAATACTCTCGTATAAATGATTCGTCTTTTTCATATACCCAGTCCCCGTTAGACGTTCTAATCCATCTTACAAATATTAAATCTTGAGGAACAGCGGCGGTATTTGTGTTAGCTGATACGGTTAAAGTAGTTGTAAATTGGGCACTAGTAAAGTCTATTTCCCTATACATTCTTTCTTCAGCTAATCCAACGATTACATCTATAGGAGCAATTCCCGACCCTGTCGCTGTAGTTAATTCAGTAGAATCGTTCTCCGTAAAATCTTGTATTGCCTGTTTTAATTGTACGTATGTAAACTGCATTTATTGACCCCATGTTCCTTGACCCCAAGGATTCAATCCGTATCCTGGGAATGTTACAGATATTGTACCACGTTCTGCTGTAGAAGACAACCCTGTTACGTTAACTTGTATGTTTACTGATACACTTCCTTGACTTGTGTCTCCTTGTAAACCACTTACCTGATCAGCAAGATTTAAAGTTACATTACCTCGTTGTGAAGTAGCACTTTGACCTGTTGGTGCAACTGCTTGTAGAAGAGTTGTTGATCCTTGAGATACTGTAGACTCTTGACCTGTTACGTTATCTTGTGCATTTAGTATTACTGTTCCTTGTTGTGAAGCTGCTTGTATTCCAGGAGGTACTTCTACAAAATTAAATTTAAATCCTAAACCACCGTGAGCAGAAGTCATGCTTAAGCCTGGTATTTCTTCTGTAAAGTTTAACGATACATTTGCAGTTCCTTCAGATGCTGTTGCTGCAATACCTGATACCTCATCAGCTAATGAATATACAGGAGTGCCTTGTTGTGACGTAGCTTGTATACCACTAGGGAATGCTTGTTGTGCTATGAAGAAATTAACTGTTCCTTGACTTACAGTAGCTTCAATACCTATTACATTTTCTGTTGTTGATATAGATAGAGACCCTAGTTGAGAAGTAGAACTTTGGCCTGTAGGATTAATAACACGTGGAACAACTGGTGTACCTTGAGATACTGTAGCTTCTTGTCCTGGTGGAATTTCTGTTAAAGGTAAAACTACACTTCCTTGATTTGTATTTGCTTGTAAGCCAGTTACACTATCAACAAAATTTAAAACTACACTACCTTGAGATGTTGTAGCTTGTTGTCCTGCTGCTTCTTCTACTTGTGCTGGTGATATTGTTCCTTGATGTGCAGCTAGTTGTGTTCCAATTACATTAGCAGCAAAATTTAAAATAGCATTACCTTGTTGAGTAGTAACAGATTGTCCTATTGCGTTTTCAACCGCACTAATTAACACACTACCTTGACTTGACGTTAAAGAAATACCACTTGGTTGCTCAGCTAAATTAAATGAAATAGTTCCTTGTGAAGTGGTAGCTAGTTGTGGTGGAGGAACTTCTGTCGTATTAAAAAATAACCCTGTACCTCCATGGCCAGAAGTCATTTGTATACCAGTTGGTTGATCTGCAACTTTTAATTGATTAGCAGTTAATGTGAAAGCTGATGTTGCAGCTAGCCCTGTTACAGGAAAATCTAAAAGAGATAGTTGTACATTAGGTTTCTGTGCAGCCATCTGTCCAGAAAACTTGCCATTTAAAGGTCCAAGCTTTACTGTAACAGTTTGATTTGTTGCATCATCATCAGGCCTTGGATTTTTTAGAACACTTGTGCCACCTAATTTTAAAAACTTTTGAGGATCTAATTGTGGATGTTTTTCAGTGTAGTCCCCTTTGTATACACGTTTACCATCCCATTGAGTGCGAGCATCTTTATATTTGATCTTACGACCAAAGATGTCGTCCATTAAGACTGCATGTTTTCCTCTTGTATATCTTGCCATAATTTTTTAAATATAAGGAATAGAAGGCTGTACTACAAATGCTGCTCTTTCTCTGTCTTCAGATCTAGCTTTTTCCCATTCCTCGTTATATATAGCTGTAAGCTCTTGTCTTCTTTGTATATCTACAGATCCAGGCATTTTGTTAGCTAGCTCTACTGTTAGACCGCTTATTAAAGGAGGTAAAAATCTTTTTGGTATTTGCACATTTTGTGTATAATCTACATAAGGACCACCTACAGTTGCTTGACCGCTTGCTGTATCTGTCCATCCTACATCGTCAGGATATTTTATTAACCATGCTTTAAACACATATGCATTTATTGTTGATCCACCACTAACATAAGTTTTGTCAGGCACAGGCCATAAATAAACTTTATGTGTAGCTTGTCCTGCAGAATTGTATTGAGCATTTCTTTCTACAGCATATTGTATAGGTTTACCCTCAGTTGCTTTATTAGGTATATCTAAGTAATCAGCAAAACTAATTCTTTCAAGAGGTACATCTCCGATGTCTGTGCCGCTAGTATCTCCTACTGAAGCATCTAAAACATCTGAATATTTACTAGAAGAAAAAGTAATATGATCTTGATCAGTAGTCATTCTAGTATCTTCTAGATCTAAAGTAAATAAATTTACTCCATCGTTCATCCATTTAATTAATAATAAATTTAATGAACGTCTAGCAGTTACTAAATCGTATCCACCTTTTGATGCATCGCCAAGTCTTTCATAAGCTTCTTGAATTACAGTATCTAGTGATAAATTAAAGTTATGGGTACCTGAAGTAGCCATGTATCCTCCTTACATTAAAGAGCGAACTATAATATAACACATTTGAGCAAAGACAGTTCCTCCAACCACCCATACAAATTTTGTAAGACGGTCTATATCTCTAGCCATATGATCAAGATGATTATCTTTAATCGTATCAATTTTTTCGTGAATTAATTTTAGTTCACCTTTTATTTCTATAATAGCTTCTTTATTTGTTTGTTCAGTTGCCATGTTAGTTCCAGAAAACTGTAGCCTCTGAAGCTGTACCTGTAACTGCTACAAAAATATTTGTACTAACAACTTTACCTTGATCTGGAATGTTGATGTGTGTACTAGTATTTGCTGTTGCAGATATTTTTAATATTTTAGTACCTCCAGCAGATTGTCCATCATACACAGTTGCTGTAGCTGTATCACTTCCTGCTGTTAGCAGAAGAGCTAGAAACCTTTGTCTATGTGCTGTTGAACTTTGTCCATCACTAGTAGCACTATTACCTGTTGCACCTGTTGCTATGTTGGTCGAATTTGCATCACCTTGGAATGAAATTCCCATATATTATCCTCCTAAAAAGAGGAGGCCGAAGCCTCCCCTGTTAATTATTTATTACGATACGTTAGCGTTTTGTATGTAACTTACTACAAAGTATAATTCACCAGCAGTTGCATTACCAGTTTCCATGTTTGCGTAAATTTCTACGTCACTAGTTCCAACATTAATCCATCTTGCGACGGCTGCAGCACTACCTAATGCAGTTGTTGCAGTTGCAGATAAAGCCAGACCATCTATAAAATAGTCTCCATCAGATGAAGTACCAACATCTAAAACTGTACTTGATCCGTTTGAGTTTGCAAATAGTTCGTTTACATAAACTTCTATTCCAAAGATAAAAGAGTTTGCAGGTATAACTACACCTACTGATGCAGTTGATGTGTCGTCGTGAGAAATTTTTGAAGAAACTTGTGTCATTAACACAGAACCTACGTTCTTCATTTTGCCATTAGCAGCAGTACCCGTTGTATTGATAACTGATCCCGCTTTAATTGGGCCTGTAAAAGTTGTTGTTGCCATTTTTAATCCTTCTGGGAAATATAGTCCCTATTATTTTCTTACTGTCTCTATATCGTCTGCTTGGCCAGTCAGTAAGATTTGTTAAATCCAAGAAACAAGAGGGACCCGAAAGCCCCCCTTGATTTGAGTTTATTAAACTCCTTTGTTACCGTAGACACCACGCCAGTCAGAAAAACCGAAAACGTATCTTTCTCTAGCTTTGTATCTTACATTACCAGTCTCAAAGTCACCTTCCATGCTTGTAGCTACTGGAGTTCTTTGGAACATTTTCATGCCGTTAGGGCAGTCAGTTCTTAAGAAGAATCCATCTGGATCAGTAAACCTATGGTTAATGTGATAACCGCCTGGAATCATTCCAGTAGATTTAATCGCATTAACATCATTGTCTGCAGTTCCAGGTCTGTATGGAGATGCCATCAGACGTTCTGCTACAAATACCAATTGTCTTGGTATGTGTAAGGTTCTTGCTTGTAGTGCAATTGGTAGACCTTTATCATCAGTGAAACCTGCGATATCAATTAGCGCATCTTCTAAAGAAGTTTCAGAAAGATCACTATATGTGCTTGGTCTATTAGATGCAGTACCACCGTTTTGTAGCGGGTGAGAATTGGATACCAATGGTTGTCCATCTCCACCGTTAGAAGTAGTAAATGCTTCGTTGTATATTTTTGCACCTTTAGTTTGTTTAGCAGCCGACATAGATCGTGCTAAAGCTTTTGTTAGACGTGTAGATAATTTGTCATAC